GCAGCGGCATAACAACGCGCAGGAGCAAATAGCCACACTCCAGTCCGACCTCGCCGCTGCCCGTGAGGAGCTTGCGAGGGCGCGGGAGGCGTTGATACACCAGTGGTGCGACATCGGTACACTTTGGATTACGCCACGAAGAAGAGTAGAGGCTGAAGCCCGCTACGCCCGCGAGATAGCGAAGGTCTGCACATACCCAAAGTGTAACTGTATGTTCGACATGGGTGTGGATAACAAGTGCTGGCAAGGTCATGCGATGCCGACGATTGCCCATAAGGGCGAGGAGGGTTAGGTGGCAGTAATGACGGACGAACAGGCCCACGCCTTAATTGGCGAGCTTGCACAAATACTGGTCGGGTACGAACCCGTAACATACAACGAGCTTATTCGTGCCGCGCAAGAAGCGGTGGACAGTGTTAAAAAGTATAGGTGTGCCGCCAATATCGACATGATCGGCACACGCATACGCGAACTTGCCGAGCTGTTGGACGACACAGAATTCGGTTGTTACGACAACGATGCACCCGCCGCTAGCGGGGAGGAGTAGAGAATGTGTGACACGATAAAGCCCTGCCCTTTCTGCGGCGAAGCCCAAGACATTGAATTGGGCAGCAGCACACAAGACAGGGAAGGCTACCCAGTTTATTTATTCTGCGCGACTTGCGGCAGCCAAGGACCGTGGATGTACGCCCCTGATTACAAGGATGCGGGATACGCTATCGCGGCACAACGATGGAATGCGCGGAAGAACGAGGAGTAAAAAATGTGTGAGGATGTTTCGCTGTTATGGGTTGGATTGGCCGTGTCTGTGTGGATAGGGGTTGGGATATATGGCGTCGGGAGGTGGTGGTAATGACACCTGATGAATTTGAGTTTTGGCAGCGGGCTTATCTGGCGGCGCTGACGGGTTGCCTTGGGTCAAAGGGGCATTACCCAGATTCTGTGCGAATGGCAGAAAGCAATGCCAACCGCTCGCTTGAAATTTACCGCACCGCAAAAGCCACGGTAGCGGGCAACGATTAAACCATTGTGAGGATGTGCTCAATATGGTTATGTGCTAGAAATGTGCTAAAAGGGAGATAATTAGGCGATGACCGACATAACACTTTGCGTCAATACCAAATGCCCGTTAAAAAACAGGTGCCTGCGATTTTGCAGCAATCCAGGCTATTGGCAATCGTGGTCAAGGTTCACATTCGACATTAACGACGAAGGGAAGGCAAGCTGCAATTACTACTACCCTACTGCATCGCCCGAAGCATCAGCGCGTAATGAAGCGCCCGCAACATCAGGAGTAAATGACAATGGATAAGCTGTCAAAGATAATCGCGCACTGCAAATGCGGTGTACATCTGTTCGTAAACTCGCACCGTGATATCTATGTCGATATCAAAGAAGAACTAGAAAATATGGAATCACTTGGTTTTGAAATTGAGCCGGATATCCGCGCCAAGATGATTGAAACGGACACGCTGATTGATATACAAGCCTACCCCGAAACGCCAATCGGGTTTTACAAAGTGCTGCACTATGACCTTGGTGCGGCTTTAGATGAGATGTTGCAGGCTCTAGGCTTGGCTACTGAACAGAGCGAAGCAAAAGCGCAAAATGCAAAGCCCGTAGACGCCGCTTGATACCATTACAGGCCGTGGTTTTTGATAAACGCAGGAACGTCAAAATTGGGGCATGTCTTGCCGCTGTCGAGCTGGTAATGCCCGACAATTTTAGCAGCCGGGTAGCGCGTTTTCAGCTCGCGTAACAAGTGAACCAGTTCGCTGTATTGCTCAGGCGTGAAAGTCTCGCGACCTATGAGACAAATGCCGATGGTTTTGGTGTTATGGTCTTTGACGTGCGATCCCGTCCAATATTCTGGCCTTCCCGCTTGGCGGGTTCCATCTTCCAACAGAACGTAGTGGTATCCAATGCCCGCCCACCCGCGCTGAAGATGCCACGCATGAATTGTTGCGGCGGTATCTCCCCGGCCCTGCGGGCTATCTGAACAATGCACAACGATGTATTTCATGCGGAACCCCTGTTATAACGATGCGATCAATGCCGAAATAGCCCAAACGATGGATATGATGATGACAGAGACTGCGGCGAGCACGATGAACGCTGCTGCTTTGGCGCCCCTCACTTGTTCAATGCCTTTGCCATTGAGTCGGACTTTGTCTTGCTTCCCTGGCTTGAGCCGAACCAGAAGTTGAACACTTGAACAAGGAGGGTATTCAGTGTGCCAAGTGCATAAATGGCGATATCGTGCATGGCGGGGTCAATGCTGAATCTGCCCTCGAAAATACTCAGCAGGACATAGGCAAAGCCAAAGCCAAGGATGGCCGATAGAACCGCCTGAATAATCGTCCCTTGGGCTATCGCCATCTTGCGGGCAGAGTCACGGTCCCCGGCGTGGATGCGCTCTAAATCAATATCCAGCGCCTTCATATCACGCTCAAACTGCGTATTCACTTCCCTTAACCGCACAAGCACATCGGGGTTGCCGGATAGCACAGCGGCCTCTACATCACTCTCTGTGGCTCCGTCGCCTAAACCTATGGCCTTGCCAGCCATTGATACCGCAACGCCCGCCAGCGGCCCTCCTAGCGCCGTAGCGATAGCCGGTGCAACGGTGGCCAGTGTTTGCTTCCAGTCCATTTATTCCTCCTCGGCCTGCGCTTCAACAGCGTCCTGAATCATTTCGTTGATCTGGAATAGATGCCGGTTCATTGACTCAAGCGCCAAGGCTATTCGCTGCAAGCAGTCGAGTGCCTCGGAGTCCATTACGCGCCGATCCGCTCCATGAATAGCTCACCATAGGCCATCGTGAACGAAGTCCCGCCATCGGTAGATTTGACGTACAGGCTCACCGTGTCACCGGCTGCGAGCGAAACACAGCCACCGAAAGCAGTTACAAACTGCGATGGAATGCCTAATGATTCCGTAGCACTACCGGCCTCACCGAAAGGCGTTGCAGTGTTCTTGTACAGGTAAAATGTCCACAACTTGCTCGCTGTACCTGACCACCCGAAATGACAGCTAACCCGGTACGTCCCGCCGCCACCAGCAAGAACCGTCAGCGTCCCCGCCGCATAGCTTGGGGTAATCAGGTTGCTTGAGCCGTTAGCGGTCCAGCCCTCTACCACCCTAGACGGTGTAGCCGTAACAGACGCATCTGCCGTGGCGTTTCCTGAACTGTACAACTGCCCGTAAATATTGGCGTCCTCAACGCCGATATCATCAATCGTCCAGATAGCCACACCGCTTGAATCCTTGAGCACGAATTTATAATCAATGGCCGTGTCCAGCCAGATCATTATCGTGTTGCCGCTGACCTCGGGCATCCCAATGGCATTCAGGGTGATTATTGCGCCTGCGGATGTGCCATCAATATCTGAATACATCGGGGTAGCTGTGGTCGTCCCGGCCAGAAATGCGGAGATAGTTCCGCTGTTCAGAGGAACGCCGTTGGCATCGACGTACTGAGGGACAAAGGTAGAGGCTTGGCGGTAGGCCATGATTAAACTCCGTGTTTCAACAATTGGGGCGCTGTGCTATGGTTTGGCGATGAACATTTTCATTATATTCATGGTTATTTTTCAGCCGATTGGCCGCGCTCTTTCTCAATGGCGGCGTTTATTGCTATCTGCGCGTTCAGCACCGACTGAGCATAGCGACTTGAGTCAGGAGGCATTGAACCGAGCCGCAGTAATGCGCTACGAACAGGCGCAGACTCGTACAGCCGTGCTAATCCTCCTACTGTCCCTGCCGTTCCTAGTGTCGCTACTGGGTCGAGGTATAAGCCTGTGATAGATAACCCGCCTATCAACTGCTGACCCGTTGGCGTGGTCACAGACGCATCCTGCGCCCGCCTCGTCGCATCCAATACCCGCCCAAGTCCTTCCAGTTGCCTGCGCTCGCCGCCCCTGAAAAATACGCCTATTTGGTTATTGTATTTCCTCAGTTCGCTAGCAAAGGAATTAGGGCTTACCCCTGATGCCCTGCGGTTCAGGTCATTGATAATTTTCGACACAATTGCAGATCGCGCATTTGCCCTGCCTTCATTGGTCATGGAGGCATAAAGCAGTCGCTGTTCCGAAGGGTTTTGGCTGAACAGCATATTTTTTACTGATTCCGGTGTTACATCACCCTTGTCGAGCACGTTTTTCAGCTTGCTGCGGGTCATTACCCGCGCTTGGTCAGCGTAAACCGAGTTAGCCCGCTGCCATTGGGTAAATTGTCGAGGATTAAGATTGGCCCTCGCAAAATCCTCCATATCCCGCGTCATGCCAGCATACACATCCTGAAGCAATGCTTTCGCCCGCGAGGTTAGCTGGCTGCGGTCTGCGTTGTCGGTGGAGTCCACAATTTCCCTGAACGCGGTGCGGTTTTCTTTCAGGGTGGTGAATGTCTGCGGAGTACCCAAAGCGCCGATAAGTTGATCTAGATCATCTGCGGCATTGGCCGAAGGAATAACCCCAGGTTTCAACAGTTCGCGCCGCGCTTGGTTAATAGCAGGGACGGTATTGGCAAGATTAACGTTACCTTGGCTATCAAGCCTAGTTCCGGTTCGCTGCAAAACAGCACCGGCAGCATTCTTAACCCTGTCCCGCTGCGCTCTCAGGCTGGCAATAATGGCGTCATAGCTGAACTCGCCGTATCGGTTAGCCACCCTGTCAACGGCTTCTATCCGCATTTGCTGCTGCGCTTGGCGTACAGGTGCAGTACCGGCTACGGGTATTTTCTCCGCTGTTTGCTGCGCGATCCTGCCGGGGAAGGTTGTTGGCGGCATCACGTCAGACGTGAGCATAGGAATACCTGCCGCCCGCCCTTGGTCAATCAGTTCCGCTTCCGCTGCCGGAATAGTCCCGCGTCTTGCTCGTGATGCCACAGACTGAACGCCAAGGAATGGAGCTGCCGCCAATGGTGCCAGCACAGAGCCGACAAGCCGCCCTCGTTCACCGTCGATTGATTCCCCCACTGCGCCACCGGCACCCGACAAACTGCCTGCTATGGCGTCCTGTGTGGCTGTGGAGCGCCCCATTTCTCTAAGCACACCAGTACCGGCAGACTCGCCTGCAAATGCGGCAGGGAGCCGTGAAGCCGCCATTCTAAGCCCCTGCCCAACAGCAACAGCGCCCGGCAGGACTTCACCGGCAGCGGCCACCGCGTTCCGCGCTGTTCCCGGCTCCATAAACCCGCCTTCAATGCCTGTAGGCTGCATCAGTTCGCGCAATGTTGGGACTTGTTTATCTGAACCTGCAAGACGCAATCCGGCGTTAATGGTATCCGGCCCAATGAAGTCCAGAGCGCCCACTACAGCGCGGTTAGCGCCTGCTGCAAATTCGCCTGCCACATCTCGGGTGTTTTTCAGGAGAGAATCGGGCTGCTGTGCTTCTGACTGTTCCGTTGTCGGTTGCTCACCAAGCCCAATCTTGGCGGCAAACTGATCATAAGGAATGTCACTGTAATACTTTGAGTGCAAACCATTGGCCAACTGGTCATCCGGCAAGTCGCTGTACTGCGGATACTTCTCCCTGATTTCAGTGATATTCATTAGCGCAAACCTAGTGGGTCAGCATCATTACCTGCACCACCGAGCTTCGCATTCACGATGGCATCAATACCTGCCATCTTCGCCGCGCGCGCTTCTGGATGGTCTGTTCGTTTTGGTATCATCTCAATCAACAACTGTTGATCTTTGTCTGTGAACACGCCTTCACCTGCCGACCTGAACATTTGCTTAAGTACCGGGGCAACTGATGCAATAGCGCCTTCAGCAATCTGCTGATTGGCTGTAACGGCTGGCATTCTTCCAACTACCGGGCCGGTAGTAGTCCCTGCAAGTGCGTTTTTCAATCCAGTCATGCCAGTGTTATACACGTCAAGCGCCACGGCGTTTAATCGCTGCGTGGTAGCAATTTCCCCTTCGCGCTTGGCTTCCTCTTTGGCTTGCGCTATCTGACCTGCTATGTCTGCTGCTGACGGACCGCCCATAGCGCCGGATTCAGCCGCCTGAGCACCAATAGCCGTATTTGCCGCGATGTCGTCTGCATAAGCCGCCTTTTGGCCCTGCTGCGCACCTGCCACACTACCGGCAATAACGCCCTGCGATGCCGCTACAGGGTCCGTAAGCCCATGCTGTGCGATTGTGATTGAAGATGAACCCATGGCCCTGGGGTCAAGGCCCAATGTGATGCGGCGCGCCTTTTCCTTGTCCTGCGGCGACATTCCGGCAGTCATTGCTTCAAACTCGCGCTCTGCTGCTGACAATCCACCGCCACTGCCCCCGCCATACGTCTGATACGCCCTCTCAATTTCGGCCATCTCTGCCGCGACTGCCTCAATCTGTGCAGGGTCGCGGGATGACAGCGCGGATAGCCACTGCTGCGTATGCTGATTGTCCCCGCCCGATTCCATGATGCGCCGGTTGCGCTGTTCCATGCGTGATATAGCGGTGTTCAGGTCGCCGCTTGCCAAGTCTCTGCGGATGTAGGAGCCATCAATAGCGGCGTTTCTGAGTTGCTCAATGGCTTTTTCCTTGGATAGCTTGATCTTGCCTGACTCCATCTGCATTTGTGCAGCTTCGCGCAACATAGGGGCGTTCTTGCGGTCCTCCGACAGTTGCAGTAGTTGATTGCCGGCAATGGCCCCGCCCGTTACAGACCGGGCAAGGTTCATCGGTTCGCCCATTAAGGGGATTAGTGCGTTACCTGCCATACAAGTGACTCCTCAGCGCATCGGGCGGCGAACGCCGGTTGATGTTATCGGCTGTAGCGTGCTGTTTGCTGCCGCCGTGGTAGCCGGTCCTGCGCCCGAAGGAATAAACCCGCTAGCCATCGAAGCCAAGGCAATCATATTGCCCACGCCCGCATCCCGTGCATTTTGCGCGCCAATCAATCCGGCAGCGTTCGCAGCAGTGCCGCCTGTTCTGAGATTGTTGATATTGGCCACCGCGTTGCTTCCCAAAGTCGCTTTGTTGTTCACTGCGTTGAACCCCATATCAGCAAGCGATCCATAGCGGTTGAATCGGTTATTCAGTGAATTTTCATTAAACTGCGCGGTGTTCAACCCTCGGGTAAATGCGGAGTTTTTCAAGTCCTCGCCTAGCATGGCGTTCTCTCTAAAGAGGTCCATGAGGGTATTCCCACTTCCAAGTTTACCCCTTGCCGCGTTGTTGCTCATCACCTGCCGCGACATTGCCCGCGATGCGTCCTGAAACCCCGGCGTCTGCTGATAAGGCGTATTGGCAATACGCATCAACCCGGCAACAGAGTTTTGGTAACTGCTGTCAGCCGCGCCCGCCTGCATCCCCGCAAGGCCACCGGCACCGACTTCGGCATAGGGGTTTAGCTTGCCGGAATAGTCGTCATACATCCGCGAAGTGAGGTTCGCCCCTTCCTCGGCAGTCTGTTGCATCATTCGGCCAGCGTCTTTAGCGGCCCTCTGGGCACCCTTGCCGGTAATGCTGTCGCTTATATCTGAGAGGAAACCCATTTTTAACTCCTGAAATCAGTCGTGCGGTAAATCATATCGAAAGCACTTCGCGCACCGAGATGTTGCACAGTGTCCCGCTAAATGCGGTCCCGCCGTTGATCATTCTCACGCTGGTGATGGTCTGCGTGATGGTGATGTCCTCGCTCCATACGCCTACCGAGTCGCGCACCGTGGCGTTGTCGTTCGCGCCGCCCGTGAACTGAAAGCGGATATCACCCGCTGTCCGTGTCACGATTTGATAACACACCCGGTACGTTTTCCCGACGACCATAATGCTGCTGCTCGCCGTTTGCGTTAGCGCAGTTGAAACCGTCGCCGCGGTCAGGATAGACCCCGCCGAAGACCAGCCCGCGCCGTTCGTCCAGCCACCCGTTATGCCCCCGATAAAATTCGGATTGCGTAACAGCTCCGGCCCCAGGAACACCGCCTTGGCGAGGCGGTCCTGCAGCGCGGCGAAGCGGCCTACGTCGCCCGGCATCAGGAAACGCTAATACCGGACGCAGAGACGTGGCAGACGTTAGTCGTACCCGCGTCGCATTTCAGCGTACCACCCACCGGGATGATATGGCCGAGCAGTCCGGAGACGATTGCGGCAGCGTCCAGAGTGCCACCCGCACCAGCCGGTATTGCCTGCGTCCACGTTGCCGGAACAGATGACGCCGCAACGCCTGACGGCAGAATCCAGAAACTCATCCAGACCTGGCTCGTGCTGGTGTTCGTCACGGTGATAGCGTTGATCTGCGTGGTAACACCCGTGGAGGTGTAAAGGGTGTCGGTAGTGGTTCCGCTGTCGCCGACTGCAGTTACTTGATCGTTTGATGCGATTGCTACGAGACTTACAGCCATGATACTAACTCCATATCGTTTACACGATTATCTAAATGCGCCAACTTGGCGCGGTCACTGTATAGCGCGGCTATCTCGACGCGCAGGTTTTGCACTTCGTCTTTCAGTTGCTCGACAAGGGCGGAATATCGCGCAGCGTCAGGGCCGGGGAAGGCTAAAATATTGGTTGCCGTCACTTGATCGGACAGTGCGCCAAGTCTTGCAGCAACCGGAGCCGCAGTAAGCGATAGCAGCGCGTTATCGCTTGCCTCGACTGCTTTCAAACTAACGTCAGCAACTTTGGCGTGCAGCGGATGCAGCGTCGCTACCGTGTTGTCCAGCCCCACAATTGCGGCAGCATTCGCAACCACATCGGCGTTATTGCTTACCTCGGTGTCAAAATCTATCAGCGTCCTGACTTGCGTGGCGGTCAAGTCCTCGGGGTCACCTGTGCCAGATGTGATGCGCCCCTTGACCGTGTTCACCGCCATGTTTGCGGCTTTTGCGTTCGTCACCGCGTTATTTGCAATGGTGAGAGTAGTTGCGCCGGTTACGTCTCCGGTGTGTGTCGCGTTCGATACTTTCGCAGTGTTCGCTGTTACCGATGGCGTTGCCGCTACCGCAGAATCAAAGTCTGTCACATCGCTTGCAGTGTGCGTGTGCGTGTCCAGATCAATCGACAGCGCGGCAATTGCCGCCTTGTCTGGCAATGCGGAGTAGGCCAGTAACGGGTCGCCAATCGCCGCCACATCAGCGGCAACGTCCGCAATGCTTTCCTCCGCAGCGCCCACCCGGTCATTCAGGTATCCGAACCGCGCGGCGTCCGGTGTGTGCAGCAGCGGAGAGTCGCCCCGCGAGCCAATCTCCGCGACCTTCGCATGTAGCGGATGCAACGTGGCCAGTGTGTTGTCGATCTCGACCACATCTGCCGACAGGCTTGCAAGGTCTGTTTGCAGCGCCCCAACGTCATCAGTCAGCCCGGCAACGTCAAATACCAGCGACCCATACCGCGCCGCACCCGACAGCATCGGCAGCGGGAATGCCTCGATATCATCTACTCGCAGCGACAGCGCACCTATTCGCGCATTGTCCGGTAGCGACGAATAGGCTAGTATCGTATCGCCCGCCGTTATCGCTGCAACATCAGATTCCAGGTCAGCAATGTCTAGCTCTGTGGCGGTAATGCGTTCATCAAAAGCGCCAACCCTTGCCAACAGGGGAAGTGTTGAATAGGCGAGAATCGGATCGCCAGCAGTAATTGCAGCCACATCTGCCGCAAGGTCGATAACATCGGCCTCAACCCCACCAACACGTATGGACAACTCACCGTAGCGGGCCGCATCAGGCGTGAAGTGCTGCCATCCGTCGCGCTCTACCTGCTCGGCAAGGGCAGCGATCCGTGCGTTATCGGGCAGCGAGGAGTACGCCAGCAGTGGGTCACCGGCGGTAATGGCCGCGATATCCGCTACAGCGTCTGCTAGCCCTTCCTCAAGTGTCGCTAATTGAACAGTGACAGAACCATACCTTGCGGCATCGGGCGTCAGGTCAAACAGCGTAGGCCGGGTGATTTCGTCCTTTAGCGCCTCAATCCTGGCTTTGTCGGGCAGTGCGCTGTAAGCCAACAATGGGTCATCAGCAGTGGCCACGACAATCGCGGCAATATCTTCCTCCGCTTCCGTGAGCCTATCATCAATCCCGCCAACCTTGGCTAAAAGCGGCAGAGTCGCAAGGCCCATGCCTGCGGTTGTGCCGATTTCCGCAAGCTCGACAGTAACGCTTCCATACCGGGCATTATCCGGCGTGAAAGAAAACACATCCGGCTTGCCAATCTCGGCCCGTACCGCCTCAATCTGCGCCTTGTCAGGTGTCGAAAGCCCAAGGAACGCAGTGCGCTCGACACTATCAACATCCAGGCCTAAAGCCGCAATCCGTGCAGCGTGGCTATACGCCGATACCAGTGAATCACCGGCATCGCCTGCGCCTTTAATCAAATCCGTGCCACCGCCCGTTCTTTCCCACAACAGACGCAGGAAAGTGTGCAGTTCGTTGAAGTACGCGAAGGTGTTTCGGTCTTTCGCAAACTCCTGCGGCACCCGAATAGGCGGAGGGTTAGTTACCGACATCGATATCCGCGCTCATTCTGTGGATGGAACAGGCCCACTCGTCGGATACTCGGATGCGAAACACCCGCTCGTAGAATCTGCCTAGCTGATTGGCCACTGCTTTGAAGGTGTAATTACCCAACTCTCCGCAGGTAATCAGGCGCTCGTTGCTCCATGTGTAACCGGCGTCATCTGACCAACTGAGCATAATTTGCGGCGCGTCTCCGAGAGGAGGAACACCTTTGATAATGATTTCAATGCGGGACATGAATATCGGACGCCCGATGTACTCTGCCCCCAAAGTCTCACCGCTGATTTTGCCGGTGACCCTTTCCCTGATAACCGTTTCACCGTTGTAGGTGGCGTCATTGGTGAGCCGCAAAACCTTCTCGCCATCCGCAACGAAATTCACGTTGGCAACGCGAAGGTGTGAGGTAATCGGGCACTGCCGCTCATCCGTGCCAATCGTGACCTCGGACCATGCGCCCGAGTTCTCGTTAAACAGCCAAGTGGAGCCGCCAGCATTCACCTGATAGAAATTCTGCCCCGAACGGGTAAAACAGAATCCACTTGCAGTGAATATCTCGGCATAAGCCTGGAATGTCTGCGACAGCGGAACAGTGGAAACAGGGCGAACCTGTGACCCTGCCATTTGGTAAACAATTGCGTCATCACCGACGAAGTAAAGGTAATTGTCGTTATGGGCTATCGACCACGGCGCACCACAGCCGGTTTGGGCGATGCCGCCTTCTACCCGGTCAAACGGTGGATTGCCGCTGCCACTGTTCCACCACGTTTCTATGAAGTCTTGGCAAAACAGGTAGACCAACTGATTGAATACATACACCCGAAGCAACGCGGAGCCGCCACTTTCCGCAGTGGCATAGTTAATGCCGTTGATGCTCGTGGGATCACCCGCATCGCTCACGCAAAAGCGGTTATCGTCGCCTTGGTAAATCCACTGGTTGTTCAGGTAAGCAACGGTATTCGGCGTCTCTAGGTCAACATCCCCGATGGTTGTCAGGAATGCCCCGTCCCACTTATAGGCATAGCCACTTGTGACAATCACGAGGTAATCACTGCTTGCAGCAAAGTCGCAGTAATCAGTACCGGCAATGGTGCCGATTTCCGTTACCGGCTCTAGCAACAGGTTTTTAGCGTACAGCTTATTGCCAGTTACCTTAAGCACATCACCGCCGAAGTACGTCATGCCTCGGTCAGCGCCCGCCACCGGGGTTTCAAAGACTAACTCCGTGCCGAAGTACGGCTGTAAGCTGACAGTGACGTTTGTCTCTGTGTTGACCTCGGGAAACCAGTTTTTGGTGGTCTGCGCTGATAGCGGTAAATCAGCGTGCCGGTACGACTGGCCAACAGCAGGAACTTGAATCCGCATTAGAACGACTGCGCTTCCGTGGGTTGTCCGTCGTCAGGCTTTTCAATGAAGGCGTACAACTGACCCCTTGCAACGATCTGCGCCGCTTGCAGGCTTTGCTTTTTGGAGTCAGGCACAGAGAAGTCGTCGCGGATATACCAGGCCAACTCATCAACCAATGGCCCCACACAACGGGAAGGAATCGCATCAAGTTCCCAATTCACAACCGGGTTAGGCATGGATACCATCGTTTCATGCAGGTCTGTCAGTGCGTCAACCGTCTGCGACAGCGTACCGGCGTCCACCGCGTTGTCGAACGTCCGCACCCCGATACGGGTGAGCGCCTTGTTCGCTATGTCAGTCGTCGTGGTCATCGCATCGCCTCGTCACGAAATGCCCTTGCATCGCTCAATGCGTTGTGTGGAATGTCAGACTCTGAATCAATGCGCAGCACCTCCATCGTCAAAGGAGGCGTGTCTATCCGCTTGCCGGGGCCGACAATCAATGCATCGCAAAAATGCCCTAAATCCTCTGGCCAATCAGCAACAATGTGGATGCTATCGAACTGCGCCAGAAACTGCGCCAGACGTGACTGCAAAGAGGTGTATTCAATAGGTGCTTTTCCGAGAACAGGAATGACGTTTTCCGTGACCCATGCGCTAGGTGTTTCACATGGGACACATTCGTAAAATTCAGCACCATTCTCAGCGCACAGAGCCATTGAGATTAAATCGCCTTTGAAATCGTTGAATTCGCAGTCAATGTAAATGTCCATCAGTCGTCGTCGCCATCTTTCACCTTCGCAGGTCTGCCGCGCTTCTTGGGTGCTACAGGCTCATCCGTCACAACTACAGGTTCGCCTGCCTTGACGACGTTAGGGCCGGAATGCAGCGCAAACCACTCGTCCGTTACATCAGTCGCTACGCCATCCACAAATACAGCGCCGTGGTAATTGATGGCAGGCTCGCGGTACTTGCCCGTATAAAACACTTTCATGCGATAGCCTTGAATTGTTGCCCCGTTGCCGGGGCGGTTGTCAGGAAACGACGTACAAAACAACGATTGATACCGCGCCCGCAGTAAATACGTTCGCAGCTACGTTGGCGTAAATCTGGATTGTGGTTTCCTCGGTAAAGGTCGGCAGGTCGCCATCGGCAAATACCCCTGAGAAGGGATACACAAGACCTACCGTGCGCGATATGTTCCCGTTCGTGAATGCAGTCCCTGGCAGAGCGCCAAGGTTGCCGAGTCCGTCAGTAGAGACAGCATCGTAAGTGCCGGAACCGCCGTTAGCGGCCCATCCCAAATCCATATCGAGAACACCCGTTCCTGTATCCAGATCATCGCCGTAAAACCAACCACCGATAATCGTTGCGCCTTTCGGCACCTTGCACATTTTGAAAATGTCGCCCGCTTCCACGTTGGCGGCAATCTCATACGTGCCATATGCTGCGCACACCGCGCCTGCGCCGCTTCCCTTGAACACAGGGAACGTCGGGTCTGCGCGAGTTGCTGTTAATGTTTCAGCAGTCATGTTTGCTCTCCAGAAAAAGAATGCCCCCGGTTAAGGGGGCAGGTTGCTGTTAGGCGTCAGCCGCTGCACCGAAGAACCCGGTAACAATCCCGTGGTCCTTCAGGTCATTGGTATCAACCGTGGCATGGGAGCCGAAGCGCATCTTGCCAATCCCTCGGATTTCCTCGATAGCGACGCCCATCTTGTCGCCATAATCGAAGGTTTCCGTCTTGGACGTGGTTTTCTTCGCCCATGCAACGCCGAGAGCCTGCGCACCGCACAGATACACCGGGGATACCGCAGCGGACGAGCCACCAACAGTTCCGAGTGAATCAATGTCGGGGATTTCCTTGACGATAACGCCGTCGTAGATAATGTCCCCACCTGTGAACAGCGGATTGCTTGAACCACGGCTCCACGCCTCACGCTGTGCTGCCGTGATGGTGGTATCGGCCTTCAGGTCGCGGAAGCAACGGCTGTCGGTGTAAGCGACAAACCATCGCTCATCTTCCGAAGTCCGAATGGGTCGGATTTTCGGGGACGCAGTTGATGCGATGCGCTTCATCAACTGCAAACTGGCAGCGGTGAACTTCATCGAGGAGGTTACGGCCAACAGCGAATCGCTGAAGTCGTAAGCAACCGTACCGCCGGTTTCATCTGCGTTGGCAATCGCATCACCAAACAGAACGCGGTCATAGTTGTCATCCAACCACGCATCACGCTGTGCCTGTGTAGCCGTGCCGAACGCCACGCCGTTGATGGAACCCAGCGCAGTGATGATGCCATCGCGCATGTTTTCCATGATCCAGTCCATCAGGACTTCGCGGCCCGCTTGGCGCAGGGAAATGGCGCTGAACTGCTCGTCAATCTCAGCAACCCGTACAGCGTTGCGGATTTTGTTCACAGTCAGCTTGAAGCTGCGCGAATCAAGCGCCTCCTCGTTGCCTTCCAGCGTGTTGGAGCCAGTAACACCGGCACCGGACAGACGGTTGACCAGGGCGAAGGTGACGGAATCACCTTTTTTCTTGGTCAGATCTTCTTTCAACTGGATGATGTTGTTGGAGGAAGTACCCATTTCCTTCTTGAAGCGGTTCGCTTCCAGGTACTCTTTGAAAAACTTGCTGTCCCAATTCTGGACGGTCAAGCCTGCTGCGACTGGTGTATCAGCCATGTGATGTACTCCTAACGATTAAATGTCGATTGAAGCGGGTCAGGCACATCGAGAATCACTCCCGAATTAGCGCCATCCGCTCGTTGCTTGGTTAATGAGGGTGAGAGGTTGTCGCCCTTCGCTGCCGCCGTGGCCTTGGCTTCCAACTCTGCCGTTAATTCGGCGCGAATCTTGGCCTCCAACTCGGCTGTTTTCTTCGCTTCCCACTCGTCCACGTTCTCCAGCAGGGCCAATTTCTCGGCTTTCTTGGCGGTTTCGTAGGCGAACACTGCGGGCAACTCAGCATTGCGAAGCTGCACAGCCAGCGACGGGTTTTCCTTCACCATTTCGGCAAACTTCGCCTCCATAGCGTCGTAGTCATCGTGCTGCATCCGCATCATTGCCTGACTCACAACAACGGCGTTTTCAAAACCCTTGTTGCTGATCAGTTGCTCAACGTGCGCGGCATACGCTGCGGGGTCGTCGAACAAATCAGGCGGTTGTGTTTCCTGCGGCTTCTGCTGGCTTCGGTACTGCTCCAACTCTGCCTGCAACTTCTGGCGTTTTTCCCTCTCATCCAATAATGCCGCTAACGGCACATGGCCAGATTCCTTCTCAGTCTTTACCGGCTCCGATGTCGAGCCATCCTGTTCCGGCTCCTTTGCTTCGGGTTCCGGCTCTGCCGGGGTTTCCGTTGCTGCGGGTTCCGTTACGGGTTCATCCGTTGAGCCTTCCGGCTCATTCAAAAACTGGTCTAGCTCTGACATACCGACCTCACACTTAGTCGTCAAGAATCGACCGGGTAACCGCGTCGTCCGGTGCAACCATTACGGCTGCGTGGTAAATCTGTTTAAAACGGGCTAGCTAACAGTGCCCCCGCGTGAGTAAGCGCGCCCGCGCCTGCTGCTACAGGAGCCGGGACGTAAGGCGATAGCGTGTCTGTGACAGTGCCGCCAATGTTGTAAGTGGTAGCGTCTACCGGCTGCGCAGCGACCTGTGCTCCGCGCTGCATGGCGGTATCAAAGCCTCGGCCTTGGGCCAGGGAGCCGAATACCTCAGACAACCCCAAATAGCCCTGCAATGGCTTATCCAATGCGGGAAATATCACATCGTTGGCGACTTCGTTTGCACCCTTGAGCAATGTCTGTAGTTCCAGCTTCATAATGTCCATCGCGCCGCGCTTGCCTGCTCGCTTGGCCTGGAATTCGCCAATCTTGTTGATAGCCGCCTGCGTGCGCTGCATGGTGTCGCTGTAGGTCGGAGGCATGATGCTGATTGGCTCTGCCTGCGCATCCTGCGGCGTCATCATCGCGGCACCCAATGCGCCTGTGGCAAGGTAAGGTGCAGCCCTGCCTAGTGCGTCGAGCCTGCCCGCCTCCGCATCCCCCGATTGCAGCGCCGCAGCGCCTCCAAGGGCAGCAGAGGTCAAGTACGGGGCAGCGCGTCCAAGGCTCTGCAATGGGCCTGCCTCGGCCTCCTGCGAGCTTGTAGCGCCTGCCAAGCCTAGTGCCGTGGCTCCGGCGTAGGGCATTACTCCTGCTATACCGGCGAGGAGGTTGCTAGAGTCCTTGTATTCAGGGTTGAAGTCGGCGTTTATGGAGCGAATGTTTTTAGGGTCGAACATTACCAGTTCGCGGTGAACTTCGTCAAAATAGCCGTCAAGCCCAAGCGCAGCCATGCTTGCAGTCTTTTCTGTTGAATTCATGCCGGCAGCGTCAAGCATGTCCTGTCTTGAGCCAATATTTCCTTTTACATACGTCGGGTAAATTGTGCCGCCGGGGTATATGGGAGAAGAGGCATACCTATTAACATCTTTAGGGTCTGGTGAAAGATAAACCCCTTCTGCTGCACCGTATTTGGTGGTGTGGAAGTCTTTTATATCAGGCGCATACCCCGATTCCGTTGCTGACCTAGTGCCGTGGTAATAAACCTTGCTAGTGTCATACCCCTGCTCCGCAGCCCTTGCCATACGCTCTGCCTGAGTGCCGCCTAGCTTGCGGATTTCCTGTGCCGCATTAATCACAGCCTCAAAGACCTTGCGCTTAGCCACCGAACAACTCCTGCAATCCGGCCTCGGCCATGTCGGTTTCTAGGTCGGTTGCCCGTGCTTCCGCTACATCCCGCGCAGCCTTGGCCATCGTAGCCTTGATATCAGCCACCTCTGCGGCTTTCTTCAGGTCGAGCATTTCCTGCGCTTCCTTCGCGGCTTTCTGTTGCTGCTCCTGGTTAGCTGCGATTTCTTCCTCACTACCACCCTTCATCCGTTCAAGAATGCGGTTCTTGTTGCGCAGGCTTGAAGCCTCAATCAGCATTTCAGGCGGGATAATGTCGGGGTTAGCATTCGCCATGCCCATCAACAGTTCAAACTGCTCGGATTGCAGGTTGACCGTATCCGGCACTGCCTCGAGCACGATGTCCACGTCCATTTCAGCGACAGGGTTAAGAATGCTGACCACCTGCTGATTGCGCGGATCATTCACGTCATACGGCTGACCGGCCTGTTGCATCATTTCACCGCGAGTAATCGGCTTGTTGAGTGCAGCAAACTTCACGTTCTTCTCGTCGTCCGTGATCCTGACCCACTTTTCTTCCGTCCAGAACTGCTTCACACGGCACCACATCTGCCGGTACATGCGCTTTTCCCAACTGCGTAAACCGTCCATCACCGGCATCAACTCAACCGCGCCGGACTGTGCGCGCATCTGCAAGGCTCTGCCGCTCTGTACTCGATCTTCCTTGCCGGTTACAGCGGCATTGGCACCTACCGCGTCTATTTCGTCCTTGGCTTCCTGCATCAGCGAGAACTGGCCGGTTGCCATGTCGGAGGTGTTCAACACATCCATCTGCTTACCGGGGTTGCGGGTAATCCACCCGTCCGGTTTGGCAAGCTCACGCTTGGCAGCATTCACATCGGCTACCGCGCCTTCGTCGGCCATGACCTGCCGAACCTGGAGCAAATGCAGCGCCTTGCTACGCCGCTTGTTAATCTCGTCCTGAATGCTGATCAACTGCCGCGCAAGACCATAGGCGTTGTTATCCCGGTCCATGAATGCACACTGCATTTCAATCGGGTTCGTCGGTACGCCTTCGTCATCCAGGTACGGCGAGTCACGCGGCGGGATAAGATCACCGGCACCCGTAAAGATGCAGTGCTTCCAGCCACCTTCGTTGTAGTACATCTCGATGACTTTCACGCGATCACGCTGGAAGAATACGCTCTTCGGCTTGTCGTCGTAGGTATCGCCGCTGTCCTCGATCTCAGCGGTTAACAGGGACTCATCGGCATCGGGGAACATGGCTTTGGCATCGTCGGCATCCATCCAGATAGCCTGACCCATGTATTTCGCGTCTTTGCCATCCTTGCGGCTTGAATGCGGGTCGATAAAAAAGCGATCCCACGGAATGTAACGCGGCATGATGTCAAAGCCGTTACCTTTCTTTTCGACTTCAACAATACCCGCCATTCGGCCTTCGACGAACAGGTTGAAGGCTCCATCACTCTTGACTTGGTTGAAGTCGCTATTATCGGCCACATACCGCAGTGCATCGGTTGCCGCTTCCGCTGATTCCTCATCCTTCGGGGTGCGCGGGAAAGCCTTGATGTCCACCCGCCCGCTGATTTCCATCCCAATGATTGCGTCGATTTTGGGCTTGATGCGATTGATGGTAATGACAGGCTGCTTGCGCTTGTTCAGCTCGGCAATCTCGGCGCTCGTCCACTGCTTATTGTCGTAGTAATCCCGGTCGCGCTCTGCCTGCGTGCGGGAATCCTGGCTCTGCGTCACAGCATCCAGATACCACTGTTTCTTGTCGGCCATTACGCTACTTTCCAGCTATCTTCTGCGTCATCATCGTTGAATGCCTTGTCCCATTTGCTGCGGGGTTTGCCGGTATCAGTCGCCGGGAGTCCTTTGGAAATGATGTCGTCGATGGCCATACCGATTAACGCGCAAACGTCCACCGCATCGTCGTGCTTGCCGGTTGGGAAGGTGCAAAGCTGGTTAATCACCCTGTCACCCCATTCGCCGTAAGGTATGAATACTTTCCCCATTGCCGCCCTTGCCCTGAAGCTCTGCGACATGGCCGCTTTGTCCGCTGTGCGGGCTATCCACTGGAAGTCCGAATACACCCTGCGCTCATTCGCACGCTTTAACAGCATGGGTTCTGTGGCTTTCTGAATGACGCCCTTCTCACCAAACACCGATAACGGCTTGTGCTCTGCTACCAAATCAAGCTGCGCTTCTATCCAGGTATCAGGGGAATTCTGCCCATGCCACCAATCCAAGGCGTACAGGTCTTGAGCCGGGGATAATCCCCACACACCAAACTCTGTGAAGTCGCCCTTGCCCTCGCTTACCGCGTAATCACTCGTGATGTACTTGTGACAGGTCGGCGCGTCTTTCAGGTGATACCGCTTGAACCAATCCCGCTTGAAGAAATTACCCTCCAATGGCATAGGATTCTGTTGGTACAGCGCGTTCCAATCGCGGGTATCAATCGTGGAGCGTATAGCTCGTAGCGCCTCAATGTCGTACCACTCTGGCCATAAGGCTTCTTCATGGTCTGTGTGCTCGCCATCAATGGCTTTGAATGACAGGACTTCCCATTGCTCGCCGCCCTGCTTGGTGCGCTCTAGCAGCCTGCCTGCAAGGTCATCTTCGTGCCATCGGGTCAGTATCAGGACTATCGCACCACCGGGCATTAACCGGGTTCTCAGTGTCGAGCTGTACCACTTCCACACCGAATCACGGACTATCT